AGTCAAATGTCTTATCGGTGTTCAACACCATGTTGATAAGACTTTGTGTACTAATTTTAGCAGATTTATCTTGGTCTTTGTAGCGTTGGCGAATTAACTCCAGAGCTGTTGTTAAGTTAGCTTCTGGAGTGTTTACAGGACTATGTACTAATTCGTTAATTTTCACAGTTAGCGTAGTTCGCGACCAAGTTCTTCGCCGCCTGCGGCAGCATCAGTAGCAGCAAAGCCGTCCGACTCTTCTGCATCTAAATCGCTAGGAGGAAGTTCTGCGCCTAAGTCAGCACCTAGATCAGGAGCACCACCTAAATCCATTGGCTGTGGGGCTTGACCAGTTAAGATACCAACGCCACTGTCAACACCTTCACGTGCTTGTTGTAGGTTAGTCATTAGTGTGTCCAATGAAGCCCCAACAGCTTGTTTAAATTGTTCAGCTTGTTCGTTACCAATTTGATCACGGATGCTGTCAAGTAATTGTGGAAGTTGTTCATTTTGCATTTTACCAACTTTCTCAATGGTGTCTTGAATGCTGTCAACCATGTCTTTAGCAGCTAATAACACTTCTGCGTTACCAACTTCACCTTCATTAATTTGACGGCGATTTTGGTCTAGCCAGGCTGAAAGACCTTCACGCACAGTTAATAATTCCATATAACGTGGATTACGTTCTGCTGTATGAATGTTTGCTGAATGACGAATTTTGTTTAAGTTAGCGTCAATTGTTTCACTTAAACGTTCTGCCTTAGCGACAGTTAATCGGTCAAAGTTAATAGAAAAACCAAAACGGCTTTCCATAAGTTTGTTAATCTTTTTAGGCGATGTTTGTGCCATTTCTGATAGTTTCATTGGTGTTATGTCCTAATTACAGTTTTATATATTTAGCCAGATCTAAATTTTTCTTGATTTCTTTCTTGGCCTGGGCTATGCGATCCATGGTTTCTTGGTAGCGAGTGCTGTAAAACTCCTCACCCCAAATATCACCATTCTTTTGTGCTTGTTTATAGCGAATACGATACAATGTAGCATCAAATTCTAAGCGATTTAGCTGACTATCTGCCTCTTTTATATTATGTGCTAGTTTGTATTGTTGTTTGTGTAGAGCTATGCAATAGAATATAGCATCTTTGCGATTAAAGAAATCAAATAGTTGCGAGTTACCTTCCATAACACGCCAACACTGCTCATCTATCTTTAATACACGATAACGGCCTACTAAGACGTCCGTGCCAATTTGATAACATACTGGCATCTCGCTAGATGCAGTTGTAATTTTTTCTAGTTCTTGCTGGGTAAAACGTTTGATTTTTTCTACGTCAAACGATTCGTTAGCGGATGCGTTTTTTGTAGTAGATTTTGCCATCGTGATTTGTGCGTAGTAGAACATCTTTAACTGTTAATTGATTAGCCAGCACCTGCTCACGTTCTGTTAAGTGACCTTTGGCAATGGGGGTATCACCAACGAATCGTTCAAGCACTTCTGCTTCTTCGTTAGTAATTGGTAATTGTATGTTGTTGATGAGTTCTACTATCTTCATATCAAGTATTTATTACTTGAAAAGACCGTGGCCAATATAACCAAGTAGAGCTGATAGGAGCACGCCTAGAATAGTAATAGTCCAACCCATAACGGTTTTACTACGATCTTCCATTCGTCCTTCAAGACTGTCTCTGATACTTACTAGATGGAGTTCTAGTTTGTCCATACGATCATCTAAATTTTGTAGTTTAGTTTCCAAGTTAGCGTACCTCACGGCACAAATTTCAACGTGGGCTTCTAGATTCTTCTTCTCAATTTCAGTAGACATACGTCGCTTCCTGTAATAAGCGATGCCTTGATAATGTGCCCTAATCGGTTGCCTGTTATGTGCCTTAATAAATGATGTTTAGCATCAACTAGTATTTATGGTTTATACTAGAGTTTTAAAGTATATGTTATTCCACGGGCCTTTAGGGTAAAACAATGCAAGTTCTGGCTTGGCTGTTTCACTTAGGCCTAGGATGATGGGAGTAATTTTAAAGTCGTATTTGGCTAGGCCAAATCGATCAGGTCCTGCTTGATAGATGTCTGCATAGTCTACTGCAAATTTAAAAGTCCAAATGCGGTGATATCCATTGTAGTTAATACCAAAGTTATATCCCTTTTGTACATGGTCTGAAAAGTTATCAGTTTCTAATATAGTAGGTTGTGTACGCAGACCTATGAGTTGTTGTACAGTTTCCCAATTGCGTTGTTGGTTTCGTTCAAACTCTTTATTAGTCGTGTGATTGGTTACTCCTGTTGGAGTGATGTCAATTAACGTAAAACCTTGATATAGATATTGATTGGCCACTAGGTATTTATAGCCAATAAAAAAGCCCTTATAAAAAGGGCTTTTTCTATTCAGTAACTAATTGTTTAGATTAGTATGTGAAAGCTGCTACAGTAGCGCCTGAAACACCTGAACCGTTAACTGCTGTGTTGCAGTATGCTTGTAAAGATGTCATACCAGTTGCTGGGCTTGGAGCTGCACCAGAAATTGCTACGTGGAATAGGTTACCTGATAGTGGTGTACCTAATAGTTCGATAGAACCAATTTGCTCAATTGCTAAAACTAGTTTTTCATAGTCTGAACCAACTGCTAAGTAGTTTACAGCACCTGCTGCAACACCTGAAGTTGACCACATGCCTGCCGAAGTAACTGTGTAGTGCGTAAGGGTACGGCCTGTAATCTGTGCATTACCTGGTGAGCTACCATCTGCTGGACGAGCGCCACCGTTTGTACGTGTAATTGTTGCCATTTTTAAATCTCCTAAATTGTTTTTACGCTTTCGCGCATACTTTTATTTATGCTTTGGCTAAAAAATTCGTTCTACTAAAGGTCAAACGATCAACTAATTTAATAGCGCCGCCATCGTGTCCTATAGCCACAAAGCCTTCTGGGCTAGTAACCTTATAGCCATCGTTAGTCTTTTGGAATGTACCAATACCTTCTACTTGCTGTAGTTTGTTTAGGAGCATGTGTTTTAATTCAATGATACGTTTGTAAGTAGCTAATACGCCTATTAGGTTATTGCTGTTATCTGCTATCCATTGCTCTTTAGCTTTGATTTTAGCCACGCGATTTTGTGCCACTCTAGAGTTAAGATCATCACCTACACCCTTCATCATTTCTTGTTCATAGTGATCAATGAAATCTTGTAGGAATTTAGTAGGATTACCAATTTGGCTACCTGCACGTATTTGTTTGTTTACAAACGGTTTAATCATACGATTAAACTCTTTATCCTGTAAGACAATGTCAAATCGTTGTTGCCCAATCTTTTCCATTGTAGCCGCAGTTGCCGCAAGATACTTTTCTATATTAGCATTTTCTTGTGGTGTTAAACTAGCAATACCTGTATAGTCTTTGTATGTAGCATCATCAAACCATACATCTTTAGTCTGTGTAAAGCCAGTGACATTAGCACCAAACTGTGCTGTCATTGAGTCAATTGAGTCACCTACATAGGTAGTATGGAATATAATACCTATTTGTGCTTGAGCAATGCGTTGTCCTAAATTGCTGTTAACTGGAACAGCATAGGTAATTGTGTTAGGGGTAAACACATAACAATCTTCATCGTTTACGTTTACAATAGAAAGTTTACCAGGAGTAAACATCAAATCACCCTGAACTACTCCACCAATACCTAGTTTACTTAGATATTTTAATGCGGCTTCTAACATGTCTGCTAGTTCGGGTTGATCACCGTACCATCCCTGTATGTCTTTAGTACTTTTACAGCGTTTAGGTGTACCTTTGGCAAATACACTTTTAGTACCTACAAAGAAACGACCATCTTCGGGATCAACACCGCAGATAATAGCCGGACTGCCGTCCCACTTGACTGTTAGTTGTGTTGTAGTACCTGTACCCTCTGCTAACATATGACGTAGGCTATCGATATAGTTTAAGGCTTCTTGTGCTCCTACCCAGCCCTTGTTAAATAACAAGTCTTCTAAATGCTCAAGATGAGTGTTCTTACTTTCTGTGAGTAGCCACTGCGGAGTTTGTTTTTTAATTTCGTATAGTTGCATTATGCTCAGGCTTGTTGTTGTTTTAATAGTGCTTCGAGTTGCGGGACATCAGAATCTACCACAAACCCATCCATCCCTTCCTCATCCGGTGTAGTCCACTCGCCGTCGCTCCATTTATCAGCACGCACACCCGATGGGGTAGTTACACTAGCAATCTTAGTAGAATCAGTTGTTGTTATTTTGTCTTTCGTCTGCGTGGGGGTTGGTTTAAGTCTTGCTAGATCGATATTATCTCGTTGAGCAGCTTTGTCTAATAGTTGCTGTGTATTAACATCTGCTAGAGGAGACGGCTTAGTGCTGCCTGGAGTGTATCTTACCCATTTATCTTGGGCATCTAAAGTAAACATATTACTTTTGCCAAATTGGTAAACCAGTGGAGAGCTACTTTGCAATTTAATTTGAGCAAGTAGCGGTTCTTGTTGAGCAGACGTGGTTTGTTGTTGTGTTTGTTGGCCAGTTGCTGCTTTCTGATAATCTGCTGGGCCTTTTCTAGTAGACATAAAATTTAATTGTTTTTGTAGTTCTTTAGGAGCAGGTACTGCCTTGCCTGTTGCTGGATTTACTAGTCCCCATTGGCCGCCTAGCCATTGGTATTCGTTACCTTTGTAAAGTACATTGCCAGGTTTACTAGCACCTTTTTGACCTTTCTTTGCGGCATTTGCCTGTCTAAATGATTTAGATAGGTCATCAACTGCACCAGGTGCTACAACATCGGCTATCCCTTGTGCCATTCCTTTACCTATTGCACCTACGTTTTTCCAAAAGCCCTCAACAACTATGTCTCTAATCTTCATCTTTTAATTTCCTAATGCCTCGAGTAAATTTATTAGGGTCTTGACCTTTGATAGCGTTGAGAAGGCGACGCTCTAATTCGCCTGCTGTTTCAGCTTCGTAGTTTTCACGAATATACTTGATTAGATTAATAGCCCCATTGATAATGTTGTTGGCGCGACTTTCGAGAAGGTTATCCTTGTCTTTATGGGTGAGTAACTCGTCTAATTCGGTGAGTATGCTGCGGGTGCGTTTCTGCAAGGTCTTGCTCCATTTGTATTATTTATGTGTAATTAAATTTAATTTATTTCTTTAAGTATAGTATAAAGATAAGTAAAATTACAATGAATAAATCTTTCTGTGTAATGCCATTTTATGGTGCCGAATATACTCCAGCTGGATTAACCCCATGTTGTTTACTTCCAAAAAATACTAACATAGTACAATTACGGGAAGATATCCTCAATGATACGAGACCCATTGCATGTCAAAAATGTTGGGCATTAGAAGACCAAGGAATAATTAGTGATCGGCAAATAAAAAACTCTGCATTTGATTTTTATAGCAACAAAGACATACAATTCATTGAAGAAGACTGCCGCAATGGTAAATTTAGTCCTCAAATTGTTAAATTTTATACCTCAAATTTATGCAATGGCACTTGTGTTACTTGCGGAGCCGGAGCAAGTACCGCATGGGCAACTCTTAATAAAGAAAAAACTTTTGAAATAATTGATCAACATCTATTAGATTCAATAGCATTAATTGATGTAATAATAATAACCTTTGTTGGTGGTGAACCGTTGCACGAAAAAAAGAATTTTGAATTGTTAAAAAAATTAATAGAAATCGGTAATACTACTTGTTTTATATCAATGACTACAAACGGATCAGTTGAGTTATCTACAAAACAACTTGATATATTAAAACAATTTAAAAATATAAACTTATGTTTAAGTATTGACGGCGTTGATACAGTGTTTGAATATTTAAGATATCCGCTCAAATGGTCGACCTTAATAGATAATATAGAATTATATCGATCGATGAATATTGACTTATCAGTTAGTTACACTATCAGTAATTTAAATACATT